TCTAGCTCGTTCAAGGTACATCTCTCGTTCACCTTGCCATCTTTCGTATGTACTTTGACACTTTTCCATTAAGTTGCAATACCTAACCCCATGTTACTAAGGGTAGGGTTTCTAGTTTGAGTTAATGCTGCTTTTCCTCTCCTTCTCTCCCGATTTCCTGCATATCCAATAGCTAAAGGATTACTCATTTGTTGAGCTAAAGGTTGAGGAGCAGGTGGTCGTGGTGGAGGTGGTTCAGGTAACTCCTGCTTTGGCATACTTCCGCCGAAACACATTAGATTACAAAGACCCCGACTAAGAGACCTACAGTGAACCAAATGATATTAGAGGCGTTTTTAGTGCCCCACTCTTTTATATAAGATGAGAATGCTGACATAGCTAATTATTTAATATATTATCGTTCTGCATATCAAAAATTTCTTGTAACAAAGTTACTACAGAACGCCGACCTGCATTAAACCATATTTCTCTCTCAGGTTCTAGTAATTCAGGACATTTATTTGGAATTAATTTATCAAGAGCGTCTATTTGTTTTTGAGTAATTCTAGGGAAGTTTTCTTTGTTTGCTTCAATCATGTTAGTTTTAAAAGGTGTTCTGAGATTAGCCCTTGCTTATTAAAGAAACACATACGTTGTAATGCTAGTCCTCCTTGCGCTAGTTTTTCTCTAGCAAACTCGTTTCCTGATTCGGGGCTACCGCTTAAAAAGAAATAAACATCACGATTTAATTCTCCTGATGCGTGTGTATGGTGGTGTCCAACGCTAAGAAATTTCCAATCTTTTATATTATGAGTCCACCCCATAGCTTTTTTAAATATAGCGTTTACGTTAAAAGGATTACCTCCTCCTACTTGGTCTCCGTGTACACAAAGAATCCCATTCCCTGCTACTTGTTGTTTAACGTACCAAGTTTCTGAAATATCCCACACCATGTTTTTTACTCCTGCAATTTCACACATAAGTTTTGCAGTATTGTAGGCTACCAAGTCCCAATTTGTTTTCCTGCTATGTCCTCCTCCTTTAAATCCTGAGCGACCATGATTGCCATGTACCGCTGCTACTTTAATTTTAGAAACAAGAGGAGAAAGTTTTGTAATAACATAGGTAATAAGACTAGGAACAGTCTTTACTGCCTGAGTCCACAGGTCATCATCAATCTCAAACGGCTGACCTGCAAAGATAGCTTCACCTTCTACCATATCCCCTTGAAGGACAATATGTAGGACTTTCGGTTCTTCCTTCCTTAATAAATCAGCAGCTTGGTTTGTCATTTGATGTACTCTTTTAACAGCAACCTTAGAATCATAAGTCTCAGTAACCTTACCGACCTGCCAATCAGATAGGCACAGCCACGCCTCAGACGCTTTCTTACGCTGTTTCTTAGCCTTTCTCTTAGATTTTGATGGAGGGGCTGTGTAAATCTTAACGCCTCCTAGAGACCTTTCTACGGCTTGGTGGATTAAAGACTCGGTGGACTGTTGTTTAGCTAACTTGTTGTACGACTTCCGTACCTCAGATTTAAGTCGTTTCATTTCGACTTTCATCTCGGCTGTTTCGTTTACTTGTTCGGGAGTAATACCCATAGACAGTTGTAAGAATTTATGATATACTGCTGAAGCGCGTATGTGCATAGTATAACAATGAGTCAAGACAAAATTAAAGGACTTTTAGATAAACTTCATTCAGACATAGCTCAAGAACTGCTAGACCGAATTAACTCAGGAGAAGCTACAGCAGCAGATATAGGAATAGCTGTTAAGTTTTTAAAGGATAATTCAATTACAGTAGACATTGAAGATAGTGAGCCTGTATTGAACTTAGCTAAATCGTTACCGTTTACAGAAGCTAAAGAAGCGTGAACATTCCTGAAGAACTGAAGGACTTTCGTAACTTCGTCTATCTTGTGTGGGAGCATCTTGGTCTACCTGAGCCTACGCCTGTGCAATATGACATAGCTAAATACCTACAGCACGGAGAACGCCGTCAAATAGTCCTTGCATATCGTGGGGTAGGTAAGTCTTATTTGACTTCTGCTTATGTAGTATGGAGTTTATTATTAAATCCTGCTCTTAATATCCTAGTAGTATCGGCATCTAAGACTAGGGCAGATGACTTCTCTACGTTTACACAAAGGTTAATTAACGAGATGCCTCTTCTTCAGCACCTTAAAGCTAAACCTGACCAAAGGGATTCTAAGATAGCTTTTGATGTAGCTCCTGCTCCTGCTGCCCACGCTCCGTCTGTTAAGTCTGTTGGAATAACAGGACAGATAACAGGCTCTCGTGCCGATATAATCGTGGCAGATGACGTGGAGTCTTTAGGCAATAGTGAGACTCAGGGTATGAGGGACAAACTAGCTAATTTAGTAAAAGAGTTTGATTCGGTGCTAAAGCCTGAAGGTCAGATTAAGTATTTAGGCACATACCAAACAGAGATGTCCTTATATAAGGTACTTCCTGAAAGGGGTTATGTACCTAGAGTATGGACAGGTAGATATCCTGATGAAAAGAAAGTACCAATATATGGCGATTCCTTAGCCCCCTTTATCCTCAAAACCATTACAGATGACCCGTCATTGGAAAACCAACCTGTAGACCCTAAGCGGTTTGACGAGGACGATTTAGTAGAACGGGAGCTATCGTATGGTAGGTCGGGGTTTGCTTTACAGTTTATGTTAGACCCCTCGTTGTCTGATGCAGACAGGTATCCCCTTAAACTCAAGGACTTTATTGTCATGGATATAGACATAGAGAAAGCCCCTGAGAAAGTAATACATAGCTCCTCTCCTGAAAAGGTATTAAAAGACCTCCCATCTGTAGGGTTTAGTGGGGATTACTTCCACATGCCACAGGCTATTGATGGGGATTGGATACCTTACAGGGGAACTGTGATGACTATTGACCCGTCAGGTAGGGGACAAGACGAAACAGGGTACTGTATTATGTCTATGCTAAATGGATACCTGTATGTCCACGAATGCTCAGGGATATCAGGTGGATATACCAAAGAAGCCCTGACTGAGATAGCTGAACTAGCTAAGAAGTACAACGTAATGGAAATACAGGTAGAGTCTAACTTTGGGGACGGTATGTTTAATGAACTATTAAAACCGTACCTAATGAAGATATACCCTGTAACTTTATCTGAGGTAAGACACTCCAC